TTGTCCAGACGAGAACGATGACTCCAACTGTCAACGTCCACACCATCTTGACGCACACACTGATCAAGCCAGTGTGGTTCTCAACCAGCCATGATTTGGCTGTCCTATATGCCTCGGTGTCACTGAGTTGGTCTTCAGCGTCTTGCATTTCTTGGGTCACTTTACTCATGATTGTCTTCCTTTGAGATAGTTAAATGATAGTGATGCTCCAGCAATGATGCCGAAGATCACTGGTGCGAGAGGAATAGCAAATAGACTTGCAATTCCGATGATACCCCATGTTGGAGCCCGCATTTCAAGTTGCCTAATTGACAACGAGAATGTACTCCTCGCTGTCATAGTTGTCAACCCAGTATTCCTCTGAATTGACACGGGTTGGAGTGTCTTCATCTGACACTCCGAGCATTTGATCCCTCCAAGATGAGGGGATCTCGCTTGAAGCCAGAAACACAGATCGCATTCTGGCTCCATTGTTTCCACATCGTGATAGTGATGTGGAACTACTGAAGATGGCTGCCCAGTCGGGCCAGCCGTGTTCCATGTATTCAAGACTTTCGTCTTGGGTACATGAGTCGAAGAGTGGGATATCTCGCGGGTTGATCCACGGTTCCCGTTGGGTTTCATTCACATGCCTCCTTGAGAAGATTGTCTTTTGGGGACAATCTTTGGTTGTATAAAAAAAGGCAGACACGATGCTCTGTGTCTGCCCGTGATAGTGATTACTGTTTGTTAGGAATGAAGAGCTTACCGTGATAGTCAGGGTCTTCAGCGTTGCGCTTGAAGTCATTCTCGAAGAGAGAGAATGAAAGCTTGGGTGGCTGTTGCTTCTTCGCTTGCGATTGAAGAGAAGCAAGCAAAGATCCATCATGGTCAGTCATGATGACTCTGTAGTAATCAGGTTTGCCGTCTTTACCTTCGTTGAACCACATTGCTGCTGGCCGATGGTTAGCTGCGGCCTTGGTTGCAAGCAACGTGTTATGCTTTGCAAGAAGCTTGTTCTCAAGCTTCAGCTCCTTGATTGACTTGGCTTGCTCTGCCAACTGACGAGCAAGTTCTTCTATCGTGATGTCTGCCATTGTCTATCCATGGGAGAGGTTGGTAAGTGAGTCTGAATCCGGACAACCCAGAAAAAACTCATAGAAAATAGGGTTTCACCCTCGCGGTCCCGATTCCATAACAAAAATGGTTTTATACCCATTTTTCATAGACCCAGAAATGCCTTTTGCATTTCATCGGGATAATTGAAACCCCTGCTCCAGTCTCAATACCTAGCGATTATAGATCCTCTACCGATAGGAACCCCACCCCTACCGACCTTGGTTGTGATAGTGATCTGCCTTGGCTGACTGGATACCTATCGTGCGCCGCGTTAGGGATTACAGCGAGTATCGGAGCAAAGCGGAGATATGTCTGAGCGTGAAGCCCGACCCCGAAGGGGGAACGCCCTGATGCTGATGATAGTGATTGAGATTGTGAAAGGACTGCTTTGAGTAGAAATTCCTAATAAGGCTTAAACGGGGGTTGACTGTTTGACTATGAACGAGGCTGGTACAGTCTGTGCAATATAACCTAGTATACAGTAGACCCTGTTATCTCCTTGTATACTCATAGCCTCATAACCCTGTTTACTCTTAGCCCCTTACTTGTTAGTTTCCTAGATTGTAAGTTATTACTCTCTTTTATTAGAGACCCTGTTGATACCTCATTACCCTGAGTCTCCACTACCCTGAGTGTCTCTCTTGTATGTGTCTAACTCATAACCCCTGTTGCCTTGTGAACTGGATGACCGTGGCTAGGATACTACATTGTGTCTCCCTCTCCACACTCGATGGATAGCACCCTGTTGTGAGCATGGCACTGAGTACGCACTGAGGACTGCACTGAGTACGGACTAAGTTATGTACTGAGCAAAGCACTGAGTCCTGCACTGAGCCCTGTGTGTGTGGTGGCACTGAGTTAAACGTTGTGTCTTGTGTTCTGTCTGTGTAGGGTAGAGCAAGGTGATGAGGGCAGAGCAAGATAGGGAGCCCCCTGTGGCTGTTTGGAGGCCGGGGGGGCACAAACAGCCCTGTATGTATTACTAATTAGTTCCCTCCCCCTATTTGGGGGGAAAAATAGGTTACTCACAAGGAGTCAGGATATGAAGACGGTTAGAGAGGTATTAAGAACAAAGCATCTAGATGAGTACACAGGAAAGAGTTTGAAGCGCAGGGGAGTTCCTGAGTTTGATTTCAGCAACAGAGTCAGGGAGAATAAGAAGTCTTTAAAGAATCAGCATCCAACGAGGAGGAAGGACAAGACAGAGCAGGGATGGGGTTATCAGAAGTTAAGGTCAATGGGAGGAAGCAAGGTCATTGAGCATATCAAGAAGCGTTTGAGCAAGATATTGAGATAATGTTCTTAGAGGAGAGATCGAGGTTAGAGCTTGGAGAGGTTGAGCGATTCAGGGAGTTTTACTGGAGCGGGTTAGTTTGGAAGGAGACAGAGAGTCTTCAGAGGTATTATGTAAAGCCTAGTTTAGGAACAAGGGATTTGTTAGGATTCATCAGGAGTCTTGTCAGTCCTCCATTTCTAGTAAGTCAGGATAAGCGGGGTATACTTTTCGAGTATTTAGGATTAGACTTAGGAGGAGTCTGGATTCACAACGAGTCAACAAGCAACTGGGAGTATGAGGATGGAGAAGTTTCACGCAGGAATCAAGAAGCCCGAGAGCAAGCGCAATCGTCCGGGAAGGGCAATGAACGATCGACAGGTAAAGTTCATCGAGCAGTACGTAGTCGTTGGGGACGTAGGAGTAGCAGCAAGTCTCGCAGGGTACGAGGCAAAGACAGAGGCACTGTTAAGGGCAACAGGGTATAGGTTAAGGCGGGAGCTTCAATCTGAGATCAGTGCAGCAATGGAGGGCTTGATGTATGACAAGGGTCCAAAGGCCCTTCAGATGGTAGAGGATTTGATGAAGACATCAAAGTCAGACACAGTGAGATTAGCCGCAGCAAAGGATTTACTAGATCGTTCAGGATTCAAGCCAAGAGAGAGGATAGTCACAGAGAGCCAGAAGCTTTCGACTCCAGAGTTAGAGTCAAGAATCATAGGCTTAGTTGGAAGAGAGGTTGCCAGTCAGCTTTTAAACAAGCTTCCCAAACCGGGAAGGGAAGAAGCAGAGGCTTATTTACAGCTTCCAAAGATCATTGAGGAAGAACCTGCAACAGTGAACTGACCCATGGCAAAGAAAGTAAAGTCAGATACAATACAAAGCATCAAGAAGAGTTTGAGGATGCTCCCCCTGATAGGTAAGTTAGTTGGAAAGCCAAAGCAATCTAAGCATAAATCATATTACAAACCAGCAGATTTAAAGACGCTTCCTAAGGTTGGAGCCAATTTAAAGCCTTTTGGATTTGAGATCGCGGAGGGTGTGGAAGATTTAGGAGAGTATCATCGAGAACTGCAATTTGGAAGAGATCCTGAGAAGGAATTAAAGCTTCCTCCTGAAAAGACATGGGATCAAAAACGAGTGACACCGGGACAAGCATCACCTAGTTGGGGTGCAGGCAGACCAAAGGAAAGTGTTGGACAGGCAGGAGTAAAGCCTCGGCCTCCCAGTGAGGCTGCATATTACAATGAATACAAGAGTCCACTCTTCAAGTATAGAAAGAAGAGTTCTCAGAAAGAGATTCGTAGAAGGTTAGAATCCTATAAAACTCCGCATGTAACCCCTGCTCCTGATCATGAATCATTCTACAAAAAGCCTAAGCACGGCGATTTAAAATGGATTCTGAAGAACAAACCAAAGGTTTAAATTATGTCAAGCAGCAAAAGAGACTACAAGGATGAGTATGACAAGTTCCAGAGGGCAAAGACTCATTATCGTTCTGCGTTGAATAAGGAGCATCGCAAGAATAAGAAGTCTAAAAAAGGAGATGGCAAGGATGCTTCTCATGGAAAGGATGGAAAGATCAGCTTAGTTGCAGAAGGAGAGAATCGAGGAAGGAGTGGTGAAGGAGGCCGCAAGAAAGGAAAGTCTCACAACTATCCAGCAAACAGAAAAGCTTAGTCATGGCAAAGGAGAAACAGAGTCCACGTTGGATTCAGGCTTGGATGGGAGGACAATCTCATTGGACTCATGAATTTGCAGAAGGAAAGTCCTTTAATATTCCTTTCCATCCTAGAAACTCTCAACTTGATATTGCTCCCAAGAGTGAGCAACAAGGACAAGCACTTGCTGCTGCACTCAAAAAAGAACTTGATGAGTTGTTTCTAAATGCAAGAAGCCAAGGCCACTCCTACAGGGATGCTGCACAGCTAATAGCAGAGCGGGGTTATATCCTTTCTCGTCATGACACACAACGCTTTTGGGAACAAGGACAAGCAAGGAAAGATTTAAGTCCACAACAGCAATTTACTCTTAACTCGTTAGGGACTCCCGAATTTGATCCAAATGTTGATCTAACCCGAGATTATACTGAAGACCAGCCAGCACCTGAGTTTGAAAGTGGTTATGAAAATCTTGAAGACCTTCAGTCTGTCCATCCAAAGCAAGGTGATCCAAGCAGCCTAGATGTTGCTAAGGCAACAGCAGAGTTTTATGGGAGAGGCACTCCTCCAACAAAGTTGCAGTCACAAACCCAATTTGTTCCAGCTAGACATGATAGATTCCTAGATAGACGCGCCCAAGAAGAGCTTCCACAGAATCTTGCAAGGCTCAAGCAAACAGTTGCTGAGATGGCTTCTGGCGAACAAAAGAAAGCCGCAGAAGCCTTCATACTAGAAACAGAAGGTCATCAGAAATCTCAGAGAGATAATGCTCCACTTGAACTTGAACAAGCCAGAAGCAAACTTAGTAAACGATACGAGAAACAATCAAGAGTTGCATGGTGGGTTGGAGATCGGTTGCTTGATTATGCACGGGCTTTGATGATTAAAGGAGGAGGAGAACAAGCAACTCCAGATGCAATTGATCCTTTGCTTCTGGAAGGCTTTGAGGATAAAGGGCTGATCCAAGCCATTGAAAACCCTAACCGCCAGCTTGAAGCATCCTTTGATCGACAAGCAAGTGCCCATATTTATTTTGGACGAATGGATCAAGAAGGAACAGGACGCTTTGGTGCTGTCCAAACTGGAGAAGAGAAAGTCCCAAGTGAAGCATCTTCTACTATTGAAGTCTCAACAGAACCGTTAGAAGAACAACTTTCTCCTAATTTCAAATCAGTTGCAGACTATCATGATCTTGATCCTGCATCAGCAGAGCTTGCAGTTATAAAGGCAAAACAACTGATAAAGCATGGCCCCAACAAGAACACTGAAAAGATGCTGGGAGATTGGATGGGCTTTCTTAATAAGCTCTTCAGGAAGAGATTTGGACATGATACCTTAAAGAATATTGGGCCTCTGCAATTCTTGAAAGTTATCCATCGACTTGCTCAACACTATGAAGTTGATGCAAGAGATTTTGTTCTTACTAGCATTCCACAACATAAAGAAATTCTAGCCCGAGGAGGAAGACCCTCTACAGGATTTGATGAACTCCAGCAAGGAGGCCGCACTTCTTTGGTAATGGAACATCTTGAGTTTATAAAGTCAGGCCGTGGACTTACTGGAAAATCCTATGAGGAACTCTTGGAAGATAATTCCATTGTAAAAATACATGGAAGTCCACAAGCAAAAAAGAAAAGTGAGTTCTTGATGAGAGTTGCAGGAGTCAATGCAGTAAAGCAAGAAGATCTTCAAGGACTTTCTGAACGAACAAATGAATCCTTGGAAGCACTCCAAGCACGTTTCTTGTCTGCACAGTCTGTAGGAGAACCTCTCATGGAAGTAAGGCTGAAGCCTTTTGACGAACATCTTGGATCTGCACTAGCAGAACTCATTGCCCCCGGAGCCATTAAGTCTTTGCTTGTTGATAAAGGAGAGGATAAATGAAAAATCTTGAAGAAGCACTACTCCTTGCAGAATCCTATCAGAAACAACGTGCAGAGGAGCGGCTCTCTCAATATGTTCCCTATCCCTATCAGACTTTGTTTCATGAAGGATTGGATATGCGGGGAGATCCTGCAAAGCAAAGATTGCTCATGGCAGCAAATAAGGTGGGAAAAACCTTTTGTGGAGCAACAGAGTTAGCCATTCATCTGACAGGATACTACCCTGACTGGTGGAAAGGGTATCGCTTTGATACTGCAATCCGTGCATGGGCAGCAGGAAACACGACTGCAAACACTAGAGATATTGTCCAAACTGAACTTTTGGGAGAAGCAGGAGAACCTGATGAGTTCGGGACAGGCACAATTCCCAAAGATTTGATTGTAAAAACAGAACGGCTGCCGGGAATTCCAAATGCAGTCTCAACAGTATCAGTGAAGCATGTCTCTGGAAAGAACTCCAAACTCTGGTTCAAATCCTATGAGCAAGGAAAAGAACAGTGGATGGGAGTTGCCGTGGATGCTTGCTGGCTGGATGAGGAACCTCCACAGAATATCTATTCTCAAGCACTTCGTGCTTCGCTGAAAACCAATGGCTTGATCTGGATGACCTTTACTCCTGAGTCTGGCATGACCAACACAGTTGCCCAATTTCTCAATAATATAAAGCCGGGGCAACAACTGGTTAATGCAACTTGGGATGATGCCTCCCATCTTAATGAAGATGCCAAGCAACAGATTCTGGAAGGGCTGCCTCCACATGAGAGGAGAATGCGCTCTCAGGGGCTTCCGATTCTAGGATCTGGCTTGGTCTTTCCAATTGATGAAGAAGTTTTGAAAATTGAATCCTTTGCAATTCCTGCACATTGGCCTAGAATTGCAGGTATCGACTTTGGTTGGGATCACCCAACTGCTGTAGTCTGGGGAGCATGGGATCGAGATCAGGATGCTATCTACATCTATGACTGCTATCGTATGTCTGGAGAAACTCCAACCATGCATGCGGCTTCAATTAAGCTCCGTGGTGAGCAGATTCCTGTGGCATGGCCCCACGATGGGATGCAGCATGACAAAGGCTCAGGGGTTGCTTTAAAAGACCAGTATGCTAAGCTTGGAGTCAATATGCTAGGTCAACACGCAACAAACCCTGATGGATCAAACAGTGTGGAACCGGGAATCATGGACATGCTCACACGAATGCAGACTGGAAGATTCAAAGTCTTCAACCACTTGTCTCCATGGTTTGAAGAATTGAGGATGTACCATCGTAAGGATGGAAAGATCATTAAAGAAAGAGATGACTTGATGAGTGCAACCCGATATTTCATCATGAGTCTGATGTTTGCCTCCACAGGACGGAAGCAGGAGGGATACCCTGAAGTTGCTCTTGGAACCTTGGATAGAGACTATCCTTTTTATCAGTTGGCTTCTTAGATCATGTACAATCTCTTGAGAATTGAGCGTCTAGGAAAGCGAGGAGATGAGTTCTCCCAAGAGCTGATGTCTGCAATGGCAGAGGATAATCACCATTTCATTCCAAACTATGTTATCTTGAAAGAAGATAAGATCGTAGGAAGCTTGGGAGTGAAGTCTGCCTTGCTCTGGTGGATGAAGTCTGAAGATACGAGTGCAAGAGATTCCTTGACTGTCTTCAATATCATGGATAATGTGATGGACATACAAGGAGTCAAGGAGTATATTGTTCCTTGTGATGCAAAAAGCCCCTATCATGGGCTGCTGCCTCGCTTGTTTGAAACATACGATAAATCAATTGATCTATTTCTAAGGAGGTTATGATGTGTGG